ATTTGGGATTAATCATATAACCAGAAGCATGGAGTTGTGAACACTTTAAAACTCTCACTAATTGCTTATCATGGACTTGCTTGTCTAGTTCTTCTTTGGCTTGGTCTAGTTTTACTTTGGATAGTTCGTTACAAGTTTGATTATCTCCTAGAGGTATCATAAAACTCATTTGTATACCCCAACCTTCATTAATACTGTATGTTTCTTCACCTTGTGCATCATTACCTGTATAAAAAGGAGTTATAGCCATAGTTGGTTGGCTACAAACTAAAGAGCCAAATTGCTGCTTACCTGTCATTCCATTATTAATATTCATATTCTGGTTAATAATACTAGAATTACCAACAGCATTAGGTTGTGCTGTTACATTTGTGTTACCTTCTTCAGCTTTTATTTGATTACTGACTAAACACAGACAAGCTAGTAATAACGCTTGTGGTTGTAATCGTATCATTCTGCGTAATCTGTTCTGTTAATGCTCCAGCAGCCCTTGTAGTGACTTGAAGCGACCAATCTGCTGAAGTATCAGCAACAGTAAATACAGCATCACCACCAGCGATACCAGCAGATGCAGCTACAGATATATTAGATGCTTCCCAAGAATTTAAAGCAGATCCATATTTTTCAGTTACTATACTGCGAGTTATAGTTTGCGTAGTATTTTCAGTACGATTGCTAGAACCAGTAGTCCAGGTAGGTAAAGGATTAGCAAAACAGGGAGTTGTAATAAACAAACTTATCAGTAAAAGTTTTTTCATTTGATACCTACATTAGTGTCTTTGTTATCTACTATCTTAGCAGCGTTGTTAGGTTTCTTTTTGTTTACGCTGATACCGTACGAACCTAAAACACCACTGGTCAAGCCAGCTAAAAACGCTCCATCATTACGAATCTTATCCATGTATCCAAGAGTCATCATTGCTAATGACCAGACTAAAATCATAAAACGTACAGCGTGTCCAAATAGTTCACCCCAATCTGTACCTTCTTTTTCTTCTTGATCTTCAGCCATGATATTCTTGATATACTATAAATATAAATAAATTAATAACAGATGGCAAATAAGTGTTTAAAGAACTAATTTGGGTAAAAAAAAATTCACTTACAAAAGAATTTTGCAAAAGTGTAATAGATAAATTTGAAATAGATCCTTATATACAGGAAGGTAAAGTTAATCAAAATAATCCTAGAATTGATAAATCAGTAAAATTAACTTTTGATACTGGTATTACAAATAATATTGATTGGAAAGAAGAAGATAAAATATTATATAAAGCTTTAGGTATTGCACTTGAAGAATATAATGATTATTTAATGGATTATGGTAAAAAAAATTTACCTGATAACGGTTGTACTTTGTACCCTGCACAAAATTACCAAATAAAAGATACTGGATATAAAGTACAAAAATATGAACCAAATGGTTATTATCATTGGCATCATGATTGGTGTCTGCATAATGGATGGTCAAGAATTTTTACATATATTTGGTATTTAAATACAGTAAAAGAAGAAGATGGTGGTTGGACAGAGTTTATTGACGGTACAAAAATACAACCTGAAGTTGGAAGCATATTATTTTTTCCAGCAACCTGGACATATGTTCATCGTGGTTATACAACAAAAGTTTTAAAATATTTAGTTAATGGTTGGATATATGCACAACCTTAATTAATATAACTGCCTAATGTGTGAGGAGAAAGCTGTTGACCACTGCTTAATTATAGACAGTTATGTGCTAAATTTAACAAATGTTGGTATGTTTGAGAAGTAACACACAAAACTATGTACAAAATTTTAAAACCTATAATCTTACGTTTCCTTTCTACAACAGGTGCTAAAAGATTAATAATTGATTTATTACGTGTAATCTGTAAGCAGACCTCGAATACATTAGATGATAGGGCTGTAGATATGCTAGAGCAAAAATTATTTCCTAAATTAAACTAAACAATAAAAAACCCCTTGTGGGGTTGTAAGTCAGGAGATAGATCAAGTCCAACACTTGCCCTGTCTTTCCTATGGTAGGTATTTTATAACTTTCAAGTTAGGGTATCTCACAAACCTAACTATCAGGCTTCCCGACTAAATAATTATTCTATTTCATTCCAACCTTTACTTTTTGCATACTTGTTATACTCTTTTTTTAACGCAATACCATAAGTTTCCATAACTGCATCATATACATTTTGTGGAATTGACATAGGTACATCTGGATCAGGTACAACTAAATTAAGTAAATCCATTGTTCTACCTCTTGGGTTAGATTCACCATGTATATGCCAGATAATTTCGTATCTAGGTACGTCACTTCCAGTAATTAATTCACCTATATCTGTTTGTTCTATGCAGATGTGCATTTTATATTTAGGACAATTAATAAACTGCATATCGTGTGTATTGTGATTAGTAAAACCTTTAGTCATTTGTTTGCCTCCTTAGAATACTGACCTTTTTCTATTAGCCAATCAAATTTATTTATATCTGATTTACAGTTTTGGCATTTTTTTACTGTCCAGGATAAATGTCCTGTTCTTGTAATTGTCTTGCAGTTAGGGCAAGCTATTAATGCCCCTGCATAGCGTTTACATCTTGAATAACGTGTAATAGGTACAAATTTAGTCACTTGTTGACCTCCTTACAAGCTAGTTCTATACCTGCATTACAATCTGTAACTGTCATGTCATATAGAGTTGATGATAAGGCTGTATAAAACAACCCTGACGCTGCTAACATCATTAGAAAGTTTTGCATAATTATGCTCCTACAGAAAGATAGTAGCCATCAGCTTTTACAAAATACATATCCTCCCAATCATCTTTTTCATCTTTCCATGTTTCTGCCACACATCCACAGTTAACAATAATTGCAGCTTCAACTGCTTTTAAATCTTTTTTATGTATTCTGCAAAATATTGGGTCTTTCCAGTTACCTGTTGGAAAATGTACTTTATCAAAAGCATCATCTAATTCTTTCTTTGTGAAACCAAAATCTTTTTTAAAATTGTCCATTTGGAAAACCTCTCGGCTGTGTTTACAATATTAAATGTACAACAAGGGTATACCCCTGTCAAGTAATTAAAATAAACTTAGTTGTTCTACTGGTATAGGTAGTCTGTTTTCATCACCCCATTGATCTCCAAAAGCATTAGATATTCCGTCAAAACTCATACTTCTCTGCTTACCACTTCCTGATCCTAATTTTGCATACCAAGCAGGTAATTTTTTACCACTAGGAGATATATAAAACTCACCTTTATCCACTATTTTTGTAGGTCTAAGTAAAGGTAAATTTTTTAACCATAAACAGGTAGATTTTTGAAATGGGTCACCATATTGATATGGTTGTATAATCTGATCTGGTGGCCTAATTGCACTACTTATAACTGATATAGGATTTTCTATACACCATCTAGGTATATTGCAGTTCATAAGTAAACGTACAAAATCTAATGCTTCTTTTTGTTCTTTATGCTTTCTCCAAAAATGCCTACTGCCTGATACTGCAAGATGCTGGCAACTTGGGTGTGCAATCATTAAATCAAAACCATCATTAATAATGTCTCTTACATCACCTTGATAATGTTTGCCTGGTCTTTCTGTAGGTAATAAATCACAGCTTATTGCATCATGTCCATTTCTAATAAAACTATCTCTAGTTTTGCCACTATATTCACAGGCAACTAATACTTTCATTTTATTAATCTTGCATACTGTTCAATAGTCATAACAACACGCCAGTTATCACCTTCTTTGCAACCAGGTCTTTTATTAAACCTGACCATAGTAATAGCATGGTCTACTTTTGCATTTAGTCTTTGCTGTTCTGCTTCTCTAGGTTTTCTCAATACCGCTTCACTCTTATCTTTCATATCACACACCTGTACAACAGTATTAGGTATACCAACTAAATCACCTTTATCTTTATCCTGACCTGCACCAAATCTACGTTCCACTAAATGTCCTGTAGCTGCTGTTAAATATATACAGGCTTCTCTTTCTGCCCTATCGCCCTTATTTTTTTGTGCGTTCATTTTTCTAAATCTGTTATTTTTTTCTTTAGCTCGTCATATTGCACTATGTATTCCTTTGTACTAAATGTTTTTCTGTTACTGAACATATATTTATCAGACAATGCACCTAACTGTACATATAAATCATCTATCATTTCTTGCTTTTTTTTACTGAATTCTACAGATAATGCATCTGATTCTTTTGGTTGCTTAGTCCAATCTGCTACTAATGTAAGCAATTCTTTTATACGCTTAAAAGCGTTTTCTATTCTTTCTGTTGTTTTCATCTTATAGACCATGTAAAACCTGTTTCTAATTTAGTAGCTATACCTTCTTCTCTTTCCTGTTGTTCTTTATCTTCTATTGCGTCAATCATATCTTTTCTAAACTTAGCTGTAGTATCAGTATATTCCCATTTTTCTGGTTTGCGTCTACGTGTTGCCTTTATACCTTCAATACTAAATGTACTCATAATAATACTGTCTAAATAATATTTTTCTAATACCATCTTTTTTTCTGTTATCTGCATATCTATTTCTTTTTTTTGTAATTGCAGCGTTTTTAACTGTCTTAATAATTGCTCTGGTTGTATGTTCATAATTAAATAGTAAATTCTGTATATTCTTTTGGTTTCCAATCATCAGGTAAATGATACAACCACTCTAAAAACATTCTTGCAGCCATCATAACCTGACGGTCATCAAATTTAGATAACCATTCTTCACGTTCAATAGCTTCTAATTCTTCTTCAAAAGACATTGTTTTACAAGAGATAGAATAACAGTTAAACATAGTATGGGGTATACCCCTAACATATGCAAGCTACATTCTTATACTAGCTTTTTTAAAATAAAGAGATCTAGCTTCTTCATAGTCATACATACATTCAGCAGGATTATATTCCTGTGTTTTTATGCCATCTGGTGTTATATAAATTACTCTACAACTAAATAAATTAATTGATGGATAGTTTTGATATAAAAGAGATACATAGCCACCTATCTGTAACCTGTGGTTTTTCTTTCTGTACTTAACTTGTGTTTTAAAATCAGCCAGGCATAACATACCTGTATCTTTATGTTGTAGCACTGCATCTAAACTACCTGCTATATCTCTTTTCCTATCTACCATACGTAATTCATTAGCAACACAATCCCATGTATCCCACATACGATAATTAATTAAATGTTTTACCCATTGTCTATATTCTTTTGCATACGCCAGTGCTAGTGTCTTATCTTTTGTTTCACACCATATCTGTGCAGCTTCATGTATTGCTGTACCACGTATTGCAGCTTTTTCCATATTTTTACTTACAAAATCACTTGTTTTTACAACATCACTAACTGACCTTGCTACATAACATTTACGTTTTAGATCATAGTATTTATGTGGTTCTGAATAAAACTCTACAAATGGATCTTGTACAAGAATATCTTTAATATTGCTTTTCATATTCCACAGGATCAAAAGTTATTTTACCTGTAAGTACATTTTTATATTTTGGCAATTTATGTACAGGAACTGACGGTGTTGCACCAGATTTTAAACGTGTAAGTCGTTTCCATTTACCTGTTTTATTTTCCCTGTCATAACCCATAGTTATAAACCAACCAGAAGGCGGTGTATCAAGATCTTCTACTTTAATCAGACCTTTTTTAACCATTTTACGTAGTGTTCTTATGCCACTACCATTAAATAAACTATCCATTAAATTAAGTTCCCCATATCATCAAACTGTACAACCTTTTGATTAGGATGCACTTTTTCTTCTTCAACATATGGATTATTTATTTTCCTAATTGATTCATAATTTTTTATTGTGCAGCCCTTCCATGTACCTGCAAGAATACCTGCTTCTAACTGATCTCTCAATACCTTTTCACCATATTTTTCTATAAATTTTCTATATTCTGTTATCTGTTGTTTCCATGCCTGTATTGATTTACTACCCTTTTTAACTTTCCAGAAGTCATCTATAAGAGTTTGTAAGTGTTGTAAATCATTTGGTATATTCTTTTCTTGTTTTTCTTTTTTATTAATTTTTTCTTTTTGTTCTTTTCTTTCTAATTCTTTATTCTCTAATTCATTATTATTTGTATATATATAGTCTATATTATTTGTCAAATTTACCTTTTTATTAACCCTGTCATTGTAGGCATCTTCTAGAAGCATATGTATAAACCCATTAGTTGTAACGTATTTTGGCTTTATAGCTACAATCTTGTCTATTAAAGATTGGTCAATAGTTGGTCGTGTAGTGGACATTAGCTGTACAGTAATTGGTCAAGGTTTGTACAGTAATTGAACACAGACAGAACAC